CATTTGCCAACTTTCTTCAAACTCTTTTATCTTATCTTCCCTTTCTACCACTGAAGATATTTCTCCACCTAAACCAGCATACCCTGCAATATCAACCCAACTATCTTTATGGTTAGGGTTCTTAGCTAATCGTGCCATCTTTACCCATGCCATACACAATGCTACGTCTTCTCTGGTTACTTCTGTTTTAAGAATTAAACTCCAACCATCTGCAATGTCTTTAAAGTTTATAAAGGCATCTCCGTATTCTTTATCTCTATCTCCTGTAATAAGTTCACTTGCTTTTTTTAATATTAATTCTCTTGGAATCATCAGTGTACCCTTTTATTAAAGTTAGCGTAAACAACATTCCCACTTACCTTTTCTATTTTCTGAATAGGTTTTACATTAATATCTTTCAATCGTGATTGTGCTTCAACTACTACACTTTCAAGCATTGTTCTCATACTAGTACCTATCTCTTCCATCAGATCACTACAATTGAATGCACCATCATATATTTGAAGTTCATTTAGTTCAGGATCATAGGTACAAAAAACACTGTAGGTATTATCAGGAAGTAATACTTCATGTACTATTTCTTCTTCTTTGTCGGACATACTGTTAACTCCATAAAATCATCAGCATACATTAATGCCAATGGACGTTTACGATCACCTTTTAGTATTGCTACAGGTTTTGTAGCTTTCATCATGTTAGTCTCAGCTTGTTCCAAGGCAGCATATACAGCAAAGGATGATCTTGCTTTGCATTCAACTGTCCAAGGAAATAGCCTACGTGCCAAAGGACTAAGACCTATATCAGGTCCATTAACTCCACCAGGAGTTGACGTAACATCATCATCTTCTACACCTTTGAGGTGTTGTTGAAGATAGTTACGTACCCACTGTTGAAGCCTACGTCCTTTAGCTTTCGCAGACGATACACTTATTCTATTTGAAGACCGTGTAGTGGTGGTAGGCATTTGCCGATTTCGATTTAGGGTTGCGTTCATACTTCAGATCAGGCCAACAAGTATATCGAAAACTACAATACGAACAAGTCATCTTTAGTTTTCTATTACCTGTAGGTTTACGATAGAAGAACTCTTCCTCATCAGTAAATCCACGTACAAAGTTATCTTCATTCGCTTCTTTATATCGAGTTATCGTATCTTCTATCTTATTGGTATAGCTTTCTTCATCATCAGGATCAGCTTGTACTACCTTCATATCACCTGTTTCTTTATTGATTGCTATCCAACCACCTGCTTTTATTTCTGGAGTCTCTTCTCGTTCAGCTTTAGTGTAACCAAACAACTGTGAGCAGTATCCAAAGTCATCATTTTCTTTCAATGCCTGATAAGAAGCAAACTTCTTTTCAAAAGCAAACCTTGATGCACTTTTAATATCCCACAAAGAGAAACCATTACCATCCCTGATAACTAAATCAAGTTCTCCATTAATATAGTCTCCATCAGGAGTTTTGTAACCTACTCGTTTATTTAAATCTACTATTTCTACTCCTGCTGCCAGTAGGATAGCAACAGCAATAACTTCAGTCATATCACCATACAACATTTTGATACGAAAAGAATTAGACTCAGGTGCTTTAGGCCAACCAAGCTTCTCAGCGTGTAACTGACAGAATGGTTTACCTACCTGAGACATAGAGGGAAGTTTTGCTCCCCCCTTTCTCCTGAAGTTGAACTTACCTAGCTTACTATTAAACATCTGACTAGCTCTAAAAACTATGTCATCTGGAATCTTAGGATCACCTGCTAGGTAAGAATCAATAGTTGTTTGAAGATCCATCCTAGAATGGAATCTCATCGTCAATGGTTGCACCTACATCCAAATCAGTTTTTACCTGATTAGGAACCATGTTCTCTCTCATCTTATCAGCTACTTGTTCGTTTTCCATAACGATAAGATCAGCAAAGTCCTGTAGGTATCCTCTTGTAGTATCATTAAGTGCTTTGCGCTCACTAACTACAGGAGTGTACTTCAATACAAAGTACTTATTGGAACCTGCTTTCTTTAGTTCATAACCTATCTTTATGTCGCAGTTAAAGGGTTCCATCTGATACTGCTTCTTAATCATTGGTAGCAACTTACCAATCTCAAAGAAGTTAGATGGGCCTAGCTTGATTCTAAATGGAACCTCACTAATCTCTACCTTTTCACCAGAGGCAGCTACAGGATTATCCATACGTATCAAACCAAATAGGTTTCTACTTAACTTTGCTTTTGCTGCGTTAGCATAGGCAATAGGATCAGAAGCACGTAGCTTCTCTCTTTCTGCATTGCTCACCCAACCACACTTATCACCACCAAACCAATCTAACGCTTTATTTTTAAAACTCATAAAGTGCTGAGATATGTTAGAGAACTTCTGAGAGTCTGGGTCATATACAGAAGTTTGCATAGTCTCTGCAAAGATTCTGAAGTATGTATCTTTAGCAAAAACATCACCATAGTCAGGATGATTCAGTGCTATAGATGGTGAAGGAATACCCTCTACCATTTCTCCGTTATGCTCTGTGGTATTATCTTTATTAATCCTGGCTCTTGCCAAGTTAGGCCCACTATCCATTGGAACAGTGTATAACATGGAAAAGTCAGTAGTATTTTCGTCAATCTTAATTAGTCCATTCATGTAAAACTCCAATCATTTAATGAACAGTGTATATAACATATTATAGTTTATTTGTCAACTCTATTCTTCTCTATTTCGTGATAAAAATCAGCAATAATATATAATTCTTCTACCGTGGCATCTCCTTTAATTGTGTTAACTCTTTTTGAAACAACTACAGTATTTTCTTTTGTATATCCTTTAGTATTATCAATCCTATCTAAAGATAAATTATCAGGAGAGAAAGCATTAAAAATAAATTTGTTATGAAATACAGGACATCTTAAATTATCTGGTATTAATTCTTTAATTTCTTCTCTAGTTAAAGTACTTTCCATTCCAAATTTTTTTGCTCTGTGTTTACAAGTATCTAGCTTTGACTGTAAAAATCTCCAGTGATACACTTGTTCTTTGTCAGATAAATCTCTTACTTTTTGTCTTTCTGAATTTACATATTTTTTTCTCCTTTCTCTATTTTTAGGTTCAGCCCAGAACTTTCGGGCTGCTTCATTAATTTTTTTTCTTTTATGTTTGTAGATTTGTTTTCTAATTTTTTCTTCATCATCAAGTAAATCTAATTGAGACATTAACTATACCCTTCTTGATCCATCCAATTCTTTCCATGAGACATTTCAACCTCAAGTGGTATGTAATCAGATAAACCAAATCGTTTCTTTGCTTCTTCTTGTGCATCTAATAAACATTGTGGGCCTATCTGAGCTACCTGGTCTACTTCATCTGGATGAGTATCAATTAGTACACTGTCATGTACAGTATTTATTACTACACTCTGCAAATTCATCTCCTTTAGTTTGTTGAACAAGAGTATCACACCTAACGGTACGATTTCAGCAGTAGCCACTGATTGTACAGGATAATTAACTATCTGTGTCTTAAAATTAGCATTGCCTGACCTATTTCTTTGACAGTCAGGAAAACTAAACTGTCTACCTGTAGCAGTGGTAACTAATTTGGTTGCAATGGCTTCGTTTTGGAGCTTGTCATGCCACTTAAAGATGCCTTGATACTTTCCGAAGAACTCTTTGAAATAGATTTGTTGAGCAGGTGTACCTTGAGTTCCCCCATACAGAGGACGGAAGGTGGAAGCTTTTGCTGCTCCTCTATCAGTAACTTCTCCATTGTCGGAGAGGACTTTGGCAGTGTAGGCGTGAACGTCAAAGCCAGATTCGACTTCTCGTTTAACAGTTTCATCAGATGCGAGTATTCCTGCAATTCTAAACTCAAGTTGAGAATAATCGATTTCGACAAGTGTACCTCCTTTAAATCTACTTACGAATGCCTTACGAACTGGAAACAATCTACCTTTAGGCATATTCTGTAGATTGGGATTAGAACTACTAAGTCTTCCTGTAGACGTTATGCACTGATTAAAGTTAGCATGAAGTAGTCCATCACTTTTAATACCTTTCTTGATTCCCTCAATGAATGAGGCACGATATGTATCTATCGCTGATAGTCTTATTAATGATTCAAGAAACTTCTTTACATCAGGGTCTGTGGTAGTTCTAAGATGTTCTGTCAGCGTTATCTTATCAGTCTTAAACCCACCAGCAGATGCTAGTTCTACTTTAGGTTTAATACCTAGACCTGCTACCTCATCTACCTCTAAGTAGAGTACACCTAGTCCTTCACAATATTCACACTTACTAGGTTTCTTAAAGTTACTGCCGTCTTTCTTTTTCTTGTAGTAAGTACCTCTACCATAACAGCTACCACACTTTATAACTCTAGTCTTGTACGCTTTCTTAAAACATTCTTTGGCAGCAGACATGAAACCTTCTTGCGTCATGTAAGGTCTTCTCTTAGGCTTCCCCTTATCATCAACGCCTATATCCATAACCTCTTTCCAGAGCTTCTTATCTTTGAGATTGCAAGAATAAACTACACTAGATAGCTGTTCAGGAGAGGATAGATTAACATCTTTATCCCCCATAAGTTTCCTGGTTTCTGTTTGAAGATATCTC